GAAGAACCGAGCGTGGTTATTCATCCAGAAATGGGTAAAAACCCACGCTTTTCCTTTTGGTAAAACCCGCGAAACAAAGCGGTTTTATACAATCCGGCCTTCTCGCAGGCCTAATCAGCGGGACGGCAGGTCATGGCAACGACCTAAAAAGCCTAGCCGGGAAAGGGGCATTATGAAAAAAGAAGAACTATTAGAGATCGGATTAACAGAAGAGCAGGCGAACAAAATTTTTGCTCTGAACGGACAGGATGTGGAGCGCGAAAAGGCCAAAACCACCGCCGCCAAAGCCGAACTTGCGGACGCACAGGGAAAACTTGCCGCCGCCGGAACGGAGCTGGACGCGCTGAAAAAGTCCAACGGCGACGCCGCCGCCATCCAACAGCAGCTCGCCGAACTGCAAGCCAAATACGACCAGGACACCAGCGGCCTGCGCGTCCAGTTGGCGGAACGGGACTATTCCGACGCCATCGGAAGGGCCATTGCTGGTAAGGGTTTGAAATTCAGTTCCAAGAGTGCGGAGCGGGCGTTTGCCGCCGCGCTGAAGGAGCGGAAACTGGAGCTGAAGGACGGCGAGCTCGCCGGTCTGGACGATTTCATCAAGGCCCAGCGGGAAGCCGACCCGGACGCTTTCGCCCCGGACAAGGCCCCGCCCCGGTTCCTTACCGGCTCCGGCGGCGGCGGGGGGCATGGCGCGCCGCCGGAAAACGTGCCGGAGAATGTGCGCCTGGCAAAGGAGCTGGGCGCGGCCCGCGCAGCCAATTCCGTGGCTGCCAGCGATGTACTGAAAAATTATCTTTAAAGGAGTAAATCCATGAAATTCAAAATGACAGAAGTGGGGGGGACGGCGGAAATCCTGGCGGCAGATGACTTTGACGCCATTCCGTTTACCGTAACTGAGACCGAACCCGTCAAGGCGGGTACGCCTATGACCGTCCAGGGGAAAAAAGCCGCGTCCGCCACAGCAAACGGCATCCTGCTCTATGACGTGGACCCGGCGGATAACCCCAACGCCGCCCTGGTGGTCCGGGGCACTATCGACCAGAAGAAGGCGGAGACCCACGCTGGTGTGACCTATGACGCCGCCGCGCTGAAGACGGCGGTCCCTGGCATCATCCTCCGCGACAACACCGGCGTTACCGCCGCCGATACGAAGTAAGGAGGACTACATGGACATCAGAGCGTTTTTTACCCCAGACGCCATCGCGGCCCAATGGAACGAAGCGGCGTCCAACAGCATCCCTTACCTGGGCGCCGGGCTGTTCCCCGCCAGGAAGAAAGCAGGGCTTGATCTTAGCTGGCTCAAGGGTTCCAAGGGCCTGCCCGTGTCCCTGAAGCCCTCCGCCTTTGACGCGAAGGCCACCTTCCGGGACCGCATCGGCTTCAGCAAGGTCGAGACCGAAATGCCCTTCTTCCGCGAGGGGTTCAAGATTAAGGAAAAAGACCGGCAGGAATTGCTGCGCGTCCAGGATTCCAATGACCCCTACGCCCAGGCCATTATCGAGCGGGTGTTTGACGACGCCAACAACCTGATCGCAGGCGCAAACGTGGTCCCGGAACGGATGATCATGCAACTGCTGTTTCCGGAGAACGGAAACGCGGGCATTGCCATCCAGGCAAACGGCGTATCTTACGTTTACCACTACGATTCCAACGGTGCGTGGAAGGCCGGCAACTACATCGAGCTGTCCGGCGCTGACCTGTGGAGCGCATCCGCCACGGCTGACCCCTTCGCCGTGTTCAAGACGGCAAAGGACAAAATCCGGAGCAAGACCGGCTCTGACCTGACGGTTGCTATTATGAATACCTACACTTTCAACCTTATGTCGGCGGCGGAAGCGGTGAAGCGGCGGTATCTGACCACCAGCGGCCTGACACTGAGCTACCTGACCAATGATGAGGTCAAGAACGTGGTCAGCGGCACCTCCCGTCTTCAAATCGCTGTTTATGACAAGCAGTTCAAGGATGAGGACGGCGTGGCCCACCCCTTCGTGCCGGACGGCTATGTGGCGCTGATCCCCTCCGGCGCTCTTGGCAATACCTGGTATGGCACCACCCCGGAGGAAGCGGACTTAATTGCCAGCCCCACCGCAGAGGTGGAGATTGTCAACACCGGTGTTGCCATCACCCGCATTATCGAGGAGCACCCCGTTAATACCAATATCTTTGCATCTGAAATCGTCTTGCCGTCCTTTGAGCGTATGGACGAGGTAGCGGTGATTAAGGTAGTTGGGGCCGCCGCCCGCGCCGCCCAGGATGAGGAACCCTCCGCCCAGAAAGCCCGCGCGGCAAAGTAAGAAAAAGAGGAGCGCCGGATGTACGCCGACTATGATTTTTACTTGAACACATACCTGGGCGGCTCCATTTCCGTGGAGGACTTCCCGAGACTGTCTGAGCGTGGCTCAGACTACGTCAGGGCGGCGACGGAGGGTGTCTCCGACACAGTGGACGGCTGGCGGCTGGACGCCGTAAAAAAGGCTTCCTGCGCCGTTGCGGAGACGCTGCTGGATGAATCCGTCATGACCGCCGCAGCCTTCAGCGGAGAGCAGGCCGTTTCCAGCGAAGCCGTAGGGGGATGGTCCCGGAGCTTCCGCAGCCCCTCCCTCTCCGCTGCGGAGACGGCCTTCCTCGAAGGCCGTAAGCGGGACGCCCTGCGGCTGTACTTAGGAAATATCCCGGCCTTCGCGCCGGTGTTCAGAGTGAGGAGTTATTCTTGTATACACACAGAAAATGGAGGTAGAAGAAGATGAGCGTCCCACGCAGAATGCACGTCCCACGCCGCATGAACACACCCAGCAGGGCCGGGAGCATGTTCCCACATACGGTGACGGTGTATAACATCGAGGTCGAAACAGACCCCAATACCATGAAATCTGTTGTGACAAACCACATCACAATTCTGCGCGGCGTCCTTGTCAATGCTTCAAAGGGCGTCAACGTCCGGGCCAGCGGCCTGGAGAGCGCGGACGCGGTGACCATGTATGTCCCGTTTTCAGTGGAAGCGGTGGATGGCGTGACCGGAAAGGAAAAATCCTACCTCCCGTCTATCGACTTCTGGCGTTCGGAGAAAAAGGGAGATCACTGGACATTCACAATCAGCGAAAAAGGGCTGGTGGGGCATGGGTACACCTTCTTTGTGAAGGGGGAAGCCCTCCCGCCGGAGGGGACGAAGCCAAATTTGGTCGCGGATGTTGTCGAGGGCAATTTCCCCGATGTGTACCACATTACCAAAATCGACACATTGGACTTTGGCAGCCCGGACATGCAGCACTGGGAAGTCGGAGGGGTGTGAGATGGCTGGATTTCAATTCAAAGTGGACGCGAAGGCGTTTGCAAGGGATCTGGAGAAGATCGACAAAAGGATGCGGTTTGCTGGAGAGGGCGCGGAGAATACCCTTGCAGTCAAAATGGCAAAGGATACAGACCAATACACACCTTCGTCTGGGGCACCGGCAGGGATGCACAATAGGGTGATCGTACACGAAGACACTATCATCTACCCTGGTCCATATGCAAGGTTCTTATACTACGGGAAACTGATGATCGACCCCAAGACAGGAAGTTCATGGGCACGCAAAGGCGCGTCAAAAGTGATTGACCCCAAAGGACGCGACCTTAGTATCAGCCCAGCAAACCACGGAAAGGCCCAATCCCACTGGTTCGAAGCATCCAAAGCCCAGAACCTGGACAAGTGGCGGCGCGTAGCGGGGAGGGCAGTACAGCGTGAGTTCAGAAGATAAGTGCATTTCGTTCGTATCCGCCAGGGAAGAGGGCAGCATATCCCGCAGCCTGATTATTTGGCTGAACGGCTGGCTGAACGAAAATCCGGATGTTCCCCTCTCTATCCAGATGATCGACTATGAATTCATGCCTGCGGACAAGCCATGTATGGCGCTTTCCCTGGTGCAGAGCACGTACATCGTTGAGGAATTCATTGACGGCTCTTACATCGCGGAGTACCAATTTAAAATCATATACCGGACGAATCCCAACAGCCCCGACGCCCGCCTGAGCGCGGATGAGCTGCTGGACAACCTGGGCCAATGGGCCAGCGGGCAGAAGCCGTATATCGGGGGGGGCCTGGAGGTCCGGGAATTTGAACAGGCCACGCAAGCCGCATTGTTCGCCCGTTTGGACGGCGGCTGGGAGGACCACCAAATATTCTTTAGGATGACCTATCAGGTCGATCCGGAAAGGTAAGAAAATGTCAGAAAAAAGAAGCGCGTTCAAAATGTTTATGAACACAACGCCAAGGGAGACCGCCGACAGCTACAACATCATCGGCCCCGGCGTGACGGAACTTTCCATCTCGTACAACCCCCAGACCAGCACGAACCAATACATCCATGAGGACGTTGCCAATACGGACATGACCGGATACCAGCCCAACGCTCCTGTCAGCGGGCAGGCAGTCCCCGGCGATCCCGTTTTTGATTTCGTCAACGAAATGCGGAAAAAACTCTCTATTGGAAGCGACGCCTATACGGACGTGGTGCTGGTGGATGTGTTTGGGAAGCAGTCCAGCGGCTCTTACGCGGCGCAGAAGCAGCCCGTATCCATCCAGATTGACAGCTATGGCGGCCCCGCTTCCGACCCGCTTTCCATTGGCTATACAATCAACTGGCGCGGAAGCGGCGTCAATGGCACGTTTAACCCGGACACCAAGGCCTTTACAGAGGGGGGCGGTGAATAAATGGCTGGCATTCGTGTAAATACCGGCGTTAAGCGCATCGATGTCAATGACAACGGCGATTACATCACCATCAATCTGAACGATAACACGTTTCTGGACCGGTTTTTTCTCATGTATGAGAACCTGGTGAAGATGGCGGACGAATCTTCCGCTAAAGAATCCGCAGTTCGGGAAAAGTACAAGGACTATGTTGGAAACAAAAACGGTGGGAGCGGCGATGTGGAGCGGCTTCCCGATGGAATGATACGGGATGTGTTATCTCTGTATAAGGACGCCAGTAAAACCATGATGGGGGAAGTGGACGGGCTGTTTGGCGAGGGAACTTGTAAAAAGGTTTTTGGGGATATCACGCCCAGCTTTGAACTTTACCTGGAATTCTTTGAGCAGCTTACGCCCTATCTCCAGGAGTTCGCGAAAGAAAAGTCCCGGCGCATAAGCAAGTACAGCGCCGCCAGAACCGGCAATGTATAACGCCATGCTGGACCGCCTGCCGGAGGATTACAATGGCTGGCTCATCCGGACGGATTACCGGATCGGGGTGCAGATACAGCTTTGCATCTCCGACCCGGATTTGAGCGATACAGAAAAAACGTGGACGGCGCTGAACCTGTTGTATGGCAATGGGATACCGGATATGGAAACGGCCCTCGCGGGGCTTTCGTGGTTCCTGTCCTGCGGCAGCGGCCCATCCCCCCAGGATGATGGCGGGAACGATCCCCCCATATATTCCTTTGAGATGGATGCTGGACGGATTGTTTCCGGGTTCCGCAAGGTTTTCGGAATAGATATCAGCCGGGAGCGGCTGCATTGGTTCGAATTTATTTCCATGATTGGCGACTTGCAGGATACGGCGTTTACCAGCGTTGTCGGCATACGCGGCACAGACCCGTCCGATGTGGATAAGAAGAGACGGGCGGAGTTTGTACGGATGAAGGACCGGTTCGCCCTGTCCAGGCAGTTCACGGAAGAGGAGCGGGCGGATTATGACGAATTCATGTCGCGGCTGAAATAACCGGCCGCCATACGCGCCCACCGCTGCACAAGTTGAAAACTTCATAAAAATAGTGTGGGGATTTAATTCTGAATCTGTTTTGGCGTCATTGATCCCGTCAATATTCAGTTTGGAAGCATCTGGGAAATATATAGCGGATGCTTTTGGCTGACCTTCTTTGCGCCGTTCTAGATATGTATCATAAATCGCTTTCAAAACTTTTCTAGATTCTTTTGTCAACTCTATTCATATTTTCACCCCCTTTCCCAGAAATCATACCACACCTGTCAATTTATCACAACCACACATTGAAAGGTGGTGATTCATACGGCCTTTGGATATGACGGCTCGGTCCGTTTCAAAGCGGACCTGAACCACAATAATTTTGACCGGGGCCTGTCCGCGATGCAGCGCAAGGTCGATACGTTTGGCGCGTCGCTGAGAAAGCTTGCGGGCGTTGTCGGTTTGGCCTTTGGCACTGCCGCCCTTATCAATTTCGGCAAAGAAAGCATTAAACTGGCTTCTGATATTGAGGAAGTCCAAAATGTCATCGACGTTACCTTTGGACGGGGTGCGGCGCAGATAGAGGAATTTGCAAAATCGGCAGCGGAAGCCTTTGGCCTGTCTGAGCTGTCCGCCAAACAGTATACTGGCACGATGGGCGCGATGCTGAAGTCATCCGGGATTGTTACCAGCGCAGCGCAGGAGATGTCCATTGCCCTGGCAGGCCTTTCGGGGGACGTGGCGTCCTTTTACAACCTGAATACGGACGAAGCCTTTGAGAAGATCCGTTCCGGTATCAGCGGCGAGACGGAACCGCTAAAGCAGCTTGGCATCAATATGAGCGTGGCGAACCTGGAAGCCTACGCCCTGACGCAAGGCATTACAAAAAGCTATAACGCGATGTCCCAGGCCGAGCAGGTCCTCCTCCGCTATAACTACCTGCTCAGTGTCACTACGGACGCGCAAGGCGATTTCGCGAGGACTTCCGGAAGCTTTGCCAACCAAATCCGTATTTTACAGCTGAATTTCGACCAGCTCCGCATAGCGTTGGGCAACGTCCTGATCCCTATCGCGCAGGCGGTGCTGCCCGGTATCAACGCGATTATCTCCGCCTTGACAAAACTCGCCAACGTGTTCGCCAAAGTAACCGCGCTGTTGTTTGGCAAATCCACCCAGGTAAACGCGTCCACCGGCGTGGAATCCTCCGCTGGCGCGGCGGCGGACGCAACGGACAAGCTGGCGGAGTCCACAGAAGGCATGGGCGCGGCATCCAAAAAAGCCGAGAAGGACATGAAAGGCGTTCAAGCCGGGTTTGATGAGCTGAACATCCTGGCCGGAAAAGCAGCTTCCAGTATGGAGGATGCTGCGGACGGGGTTGGAGACTTGGGCGGTGTCGGCGACATTGATACATCCGGCGAAATTTGGGGCGATATGGAAATAAATCCGGAACTTTCAGCAGAAATATACGCCCTAACCAAAAAACTGAAGGATATGATCCCCTTGATTGCAGGAATTGGGTCTGGTTTGCTGGCCTGGAAAATTGCAAAGCACCTTATCCCGGATTTAGGGATTCTGCAAGGTCTTTTAGGCGGCCTGATGGTTGCTGCCGGTATTACCCTTCTCGTTGACAGCATTAAGGATATTATCTTTGGAGAGGGTCTGACTTGGCAGAACATTTTGAAAGGTGCCGCCGGAGGCGCACTGGCTGGCGCTGGGCTTGGGTTCATGCTGGCAAAAAAACTTGGCCTAACGTGGGCGCAGGGGATGCTAGGCGGCGCAGTAATCGGTCTGGGTATTGCGCTTTTGATTGAATCCATTGCGGATATTATCGTTCGAGGATTAAATATCGGCAATGGACTTCTGGGAGCAATAGGAGGCGCGATTGCTGGAGCAGCGGCTGGATTCCTTTATATGGGGGGGCCTGGTGGGGCTATCTTAGGCGCAACTATTGGTGTCGGAGTTGCGCTGGTTATTGAATCACTTGCAGATATTGCGGTGAGCGGGTTGAACCTTGTAAATGGGATTGTAGGTTTACTTGGCGGTGCCCTTGCTGGTGCAGGTATCGGCTTTTATCTTGGTGGGCCGATGGGGGCTGTCCTTGGAGCAATTATTGGCGTAGGCCTTACACTTTCAATAGAAGGGATAGTTTCTCAAATGGCAGGCGGTGTAGACATTGTTGGAGGATTAATGACAATTATCGGGACTGCTCTTGCTGGAGCTGGTATTGGATTTGCTATTGGAAATGTACCAGGCGCAATAGCTGGCGCGGTTATTGGGCTTGTGGCCGGTGTTATCATCGAAATAACCGGGATAAAAGCCGCCGGTGAAGCTGCATATGCGGCAACCGAAGACTTCCAGACAATGACACGCATTCTTGACGAGTGTGAGGATTCTGCGAACCGATCTTCCTTTGCAATGGAAACACTGAGAGGGAACATCGACAATCTTACAACATCCCTGTCGGATGTTGGGGCGGCACAGCAGCTAGTTGATGAAATTTACGCAATAAATGAAAACGCAAACGCTTCTGCTTATGAACTTGAGTTAATGGCAACAAAGGTTGAACTGTTGAACGGTATGAATCTGGAAGGATTACACTTGACAATTGATGAAACCACTGGTCGCGTTATTGAAACAAAAGAAGCAACAGACCAATTGATTGTATCCTTGCAAAAGGAAGCGGAAACCGCTGCGTTACAAGAACTTCTGGTGCAAGCCTATAAAGATAGGTATCAAGCTGTTGCAGACGCAGAACAAGCAGTAAAAAATATCAATGTCGCAGAGCAGGCGCTTGCTGAAACAGAACGTCAGTTAACAAACACTCCTTGGTGGGATTTAAACAAACATGCTGCTCTAACCGCTCAACAGGAAAAGCAAAAGGAGACTTTAGAAGCAGCAAACGAAGCTAGGAGTAATGCGATAACTGCATATGACGAATTGAGCGGCGCGATTGATACCTATTCTGGCGCTCTCACAAACTTGTCTGAACCAGAAGCAAGCGTAGGGGTTCAACTTGAAGCGCGTATGGATAGCGTTAGACAAACTGTTGAGGGTGTGGCGGCAGATATGCCCGGGTATGGCCGGAATATCGGGGAAGGTCTCAAAAACGGCATGGATGAGAACATCTCATCCGTAAGTACTTTGCTTAAAACCTTTCTGGATGACACCAAAACATCAACATCAAAAGCTTGGGACGATGTGGCTGTGGACACCAATCAGAAATGGGGCAGCATTCGAACGGACCTTTCAGGAAAATTTTCTGAAATTGACCGAGATTCCTCCACTGGATTCAAAACGATAAAAACAACGATTACTAGTAAAATTGATGAAACAATGTCAGATTTACAGAGAAAAGATTGGAAATCAATAGGTTCTGGTATTGTGGATGGTATTATGAATGGTTTGAAATCAATTTTCCACAGCCTAACTTCGTGGGCGTTTGATGTCTGGGATTCCATAACTGGTGCATTTTCTAGCAGTAATGCAAGGTCGAGCGTCCGCAACAGCGCCCAATCAACTCCATCCAGAAGTTATGCCCGTATCATAAAAGAAATGCCGGACGCTTTTTCCGCCGGTGACCTCCCCCGCCTTGCCAACGGCGCGGTAATCCCGCCCAACCAGCAGTTTGCCGCCATTCTTGGCGACCAGAGAAGCGGCAAGAACCTGGAAGCCCCCGCCGGTCTGATCCGGCAGATGGTTGCGGAGGGGATGCAGGCCGCAATGGCCAAGGGGGGAAGATTTGGGCGCGGCGGAAACATGACCGTTGTTTTGGAAGTGGACAAACGCGAATGGGGCCGTGCAACAGTTGAATTTGGCGGTGCAGAATATCAGCGAATTGGTGCAAAATTAGTGGAGGTGCGCACATGAATAAAAGCGTATTTTCCATAGACGGCGTGGAATACCCCGGCGTGTTTGTAAAATCGCCCATTCACCGGTCGTTCAACGTCCTGGACGGTGAGAATGCTGGCCGGACAATGGACGGCAAGATGCAGCGCGATATTATTGGTACATACTATACGTATCGATTAGAGTTTGACGCCAGCCTTAGCGACCCGGACGAATATGACGCGCTGTTTGACGCGCTGTCTGAACCCGTTGACAGCCATACCATAACCGTCCCGTTCGGGCAGTCTTCATTGACATTTGAAGCTTATGTGTCAAACGGCGATGACGATTTGTCCCGCATTTACCGGAACGAATCCAGGAAGTGGGACAATCTGGCAGTGAATTTCATCGCCATGGACCCCCAGCGGAGGCCCGCATGAGCGTACGCATTGTATATGAGGACATTGCAACGGGCGCGGACTATGACGCAACTGTTACCGCGCCAGACGCGGCGGCATTTTCCGACCCGGCATTGCTGCCTTTCGGCGGAAGTACGGCGGCGATAGCTTCCCTGGAACCGTATAGCTGGATTTTAGACGGTTCCAGGGAAATCCTGGATGAACAGCCTGTCGCGTATTGGTCTGACGATATGAGCGGGTTTGATGGCAAATTTGAGACCTCGCCGGAAATTGCCTTTACATTCAGCAAACGGTACACTTCTCCCGGACTGTTCCTGACCTTTGACACAGCTGCCGGGGATTATTGCACCCACGTCACTGTGGAGTGGTACCAGGGGGAAAACCTTTTAAAAAAGAAGGAGTTTTACCCAACAGGCGTGGAGTTTTTCTGCGGCCAGACTGTGGAAGCATGGGACAAACTGGTGATCCGGTTCCATTCCACCAGCCTGCCCTACCGTTACGCCAAGCTGACCCATATTGTATTCGGCATAGCGCGGGAGTTCCTGCGGGATGAATTGCGCAACGTCCGCATTACCCAGGAAGCCAGCATCATTTCTTCAGAAGTAGCGGTTAATACGTTGGACTTTACGCTGGACAGCAAAGGCGATGTCGAGTACATGTTCCAGTTTAAGCAGCCCATACGCGCCTATGACGGCGAACGGCTGATTGGCGTATTTTACATTGAAGATTCCAAACACAGGGCGAAGGGGCTATACGACATTTCCAGCAAAGATGCCATAGGCGTCCTGGACGATGACCCATTCCCGGCAGGAATGTATAACGAATACCCGGCAAAAGACCTGCTGGAAGAAATCATAGGAGGTCACTTTACCCTTGAGATGGACACCGCACTGGTTGCCGCCACAATCACGGGATATCTTCCTAGCGGCTCCCGGCGGCAGGCGCTACAGCAAGCGGCGTTTGCCCTATGCGCAATGGTGGACACCAGCGGGACAGACGCCATACGGGTCTACATCGACAAGGAAAATATGCCGCAGAAAATCGCGCCTGGGCGTATCTATACCGGCGGAACGGTAGACACTTCCGCTATTGTTACCGCAGTCCAGATAACCACCCACAGCTACAGCCTAACCGGCAGCGGTAACGATACGGTAGAGCTTGATGGAAAGACCTACCATCACACCACGGAAGTCCTAACGATTACAAATCCCAACGCTACCGCCAGCGATAAGCAAAACGTAATTGAGGTGAACCAGGCAACCCTTGTCCATCCCTCCAACGCGGCGGCGGTCGCCCAGCACATTTACAGCTATTACACCAAGCGGCAGACGCAGAAAATCCGGATCGTCATGCAAGGGGAGCGCCCTGGCGACCATGTGGCCGCGCCCACGCCCTGGGGGACGATGGTGGACGGGTTTATCACCTCCATGCGGGTCGTCCTCAGCGGCATAGCGGCGGCTGACTGCGAGATCGTAGGGGTAGATGTGCGGGCGGTAGGCGGTTCGGAAGAAATCATGGCAAACGAGGTCTACTCAGGAGAATTGTGATGCAGAGTTTAAAAAGCGTGTTGGTCACAGACCGTACCCAGCGGGACGTACTGTCCAGGAACGAAAAAGGGACTTACGGGGCAGATGATCTAAACCGCGTCCTGCGGGCAGTCAGCTATCTTGCGGAGCGGATGGAAGGGCATGGATACGCACTACCGTTCGACTACTATCCCGCTTACTTAATCAGCGCATCAGCAGAACCCACCGGGGGCGGAACGGTCACAAGCGCCCTTTGCTACAAAGGGGAGCGGGCGGCTATAAAAGCGGTAGCTGCGGACGAATACCTATTCCTGGGCTGGAAAGAAGCGGGGGAGACCGTCAGCGAGGAACCCGAATATCAATTCACAGCAGACCGGAACCGTGAACTGGTGGCAGTGTTTGAAGCACTGGAAGATATTACTAAATTTGTCCCGCGCGGCCAGACGGAAGCTATGCGGCTTTTGGATGGGCAGGAACTATTTGTAAAGAGGTGACACTATGGCATATGAAAGCGCGTATACCGGGCAGCAGATTGACGAAGCAGTAGGAAAAGTCATTTCCGGACAGGCGGTAGGCCCCGCTGGCCCTCCTGGACCCGCCGGTGCGGATGGTAGGGATGGTGCGCCTGGTCCGAAAGGAGACCCCGGCGAAACACCATACATTGGCGAAAATGGAAACTGGTGGATTGGCACAACTGATACTGGCGTTTCTGCGGAAGGAAGCGGTGGCGGTGGTGTAGCTGGCGTGTCCAGCTTCAAGGGGCGTACTGGGGCGGTACAGCCTGCTGCGAGAGACTACACGGCGGTAATGGTGGGAGCAAGGCCAAATGACTGGATGCCATCGGCGGCAGATATTGGCGCAGCTACAATAGAACAGGTAAACGAAGCGATTCAGAGCGCCGTCCTGGATAGCTGGAATGGGAGTTACTAATGAGTGTGCAGGAAAACAACCTAAAAGCAATTGCAGACGCGATCCGAGAGAAAGAAAAAACCACATCCCCCATCCCAGCGGAAGACTTTCCAGAACGTATACGATCACTTTCATCTGCTCCAGAAGACCTGCGGCACATTACCATAACAGCTTACCCACCGGAAGGTGGTACTGTTTCAGGTGGCGGAATGGCGAGTAACGGGATGGTAGTTTCTGTTAGTGCTGAGCCAAATAAAGATGATGATTACTACTTTGATAAATGGGAGGAAAACAAAATTGCTCTTGATGCCGATACAGTATACACTTTTCCAATAACCTCTGACCGAAATTTAGTTGCGCATTTTTTACAGTCCCAATATATTGCCGGAGTTGATTGGTGGGAATCAAGGTTACCGTCTTCTGGATATTGGTCTACATTGTGTTATGGTAATGGAAAGTTTTTGGCAGTAATCAACTCTAGTAGCAATAAGGCTGCTTATAGTGAAGATGGAATCAATTGGACTTCTATGACATTGCCAAAATCAGAGCAGTGGAGTTCCATTGCTTTTGGAAATAACTTATTTGTATTGGCGTCAAAAAGCAACTCCGATATTCTATATAGCTCAGATGGGATTAATTGGGACAGCGGAAATGGTACGTTATATTCATGTTATGGTATGGCCTTTGGAGATGGAAAATTTGTTGCAGTATCTACAAACTCTTATCATAATACCATGTATAGTTCAGATGGAATAAATTGGACGGAATCAAGAATACCATCCACAGATGAATGGGCTAGAGTTGCCTATGGAAGCGGTAAATTTGTGGCAACATCTCAAAATTCTAATAAAGCAGCGTACTCTTTTGATGGTATAAATTGGGAAGTATTAACGCTACCAATAGAAAATTCCTGCTCTCACGTTGTATATGGGGATTGTGGATTTTTGGCACTTCCAAAAAAAGGTGGGAATGCCGCTCTTTCTGTAGATGGAATTAATTGGGCTGAAACTAGTATTCCAGTCTCTGGTTATCTAACCAAAAATTGTGCAATTTATGGTGATGGAAAGTTTGTTGTGTTGCAACAAGGTTCTGATAAGGCTGCTTATTCTCTAGATGGAATTGATTGGACGCTAGCTACTATGCCAAGTTCTGAATATTGGGATGCTATTGTGTATGGAGAAAAAACATTTGTAGCAACAGTTTTGTCTAGTTACAAACTTGCTTATAGCAGAAGAAAAGGCCCCGCCATCTAACCCACAAAAAAGCCGCCACTGGGAGAAGAGACACAAGTAGGAGATGCTTTATGCCGTTAACAATTATATTTATTATATCTGCAATAGTAATGCTTATATCTGTAGTGATTAAAAATAAAAAAGAAAAGAAGATAGAGCAAAAACAGTTTACCTACATTTCCAACTTCTCTGTCTCTGAGTATTTTGGCAGAATTGAGCAAGAAAATATCCAAATCTTAATGGAAAGAGAATCCCGTCCGCCATATCAAATTGTTCTCTGGGCTGGATTGGACGGCCTTCGGCTAAACAATGATGGTACTTCCGAATGGATACGGAAGGATATGGAAAAACCAAAGCCGAAAAACGATGTGTTTTGCTCTCTTCCCCAGCTTCCATACCCTACTCAATATGGGATAGAAAACACTATTCCGTATCTGCAAAGCCAAATAGCAAATCTGCAAATGCAGAATATGCTTTTTCTGCAAAACCAGTACATAATCAACACAATTAAACCGTTGTCCATACAATGCAATACGATTCCAAGTTATTACAGTAATTTAACTCAGTGCTGCTGCAACAGGCCATATTAAACCGGAGGCGATTTTTATGCCCATGACAACCAACCCGCCTAAGCTTTACACCATCCGGGACATCCCCGGGCCTGGGGACATGGCGGACTATCTTGGCCGCGTACGGGCCATCCGCGCCGCCCTTCCGGCGCTTCCCGACACGCCGCAGCCACCGCCGGATATGAACCATCTGGCCTATGGCGCGGCTAACGACATCGAACGCATCCTAATCCAGGTCTGCCGCGCGGTGAACAGTATAGAAAAAAGCTGGATTTACTCCGGCGAATTTGAAGCAGGAGGTATTTGACAATGCAGGACGGCATCATGAACGAAACAGGCGATTCCCGCTATCTGCGGTCTATCGCCGGATTTAAACAGAGGTTCCCGACTTATGACGCCTTTGTTGCAGGGCTGGTTGCCGGGGAAATCCCTATTGACCTCAACGGCATTAACCAGGACGGGTGGGCGCAGCTTGGAACCCCGCTGAACAAGGCAAATCTGCTGACAGACGCAACGGCGGCGCTTGCCGATCTAGGGCCAGAAGCTACACCCAATGAAATGTTCACGGCGATTGTGCGTGTGGCAAACACAGCAAAGGACAACGCTGCGTCAGCTAATAGCACAGCAAATTCATTGACTACAAAAGTAAACAATTTGATTACCGCCAGTCAAACAGACTTAACCGCAGGGAGTTCACCGTTGGCTACTGGCCGGGTCTACCTTGTTTATGAATAAGGTGGTGTGGAATGAGTAAAGCAATATATACTGGGATATCTAATAAAGCTAGGAAAGTCCCAAAATTGTATGTCGGCGTAGATGGAAAGGCGCGGAAGGTTAAGAAGGGATACGTGGGAGTAAACGGGGTGGCGAGGTTGTTTTATTCACCTGTTACCCGTCCCCCGATTCTCCCAGAACCGTACATTGAGCTGGAGTATATTTATACTCCAACCATGAAGGATAACAATACAACAAACGATACGTACATATTAAATACACCATATATTGATACGTTGTATTATCCAAAATACGACACCACAATTTCCCTGCAAGCACAGATAGAAAATTATTCTGGCGGAAACAGGATATTACACTCAGCTATATTTTATGCTCGCGATGCAACACCTGGGAATCAAAAACTTATTCTTGATATTAAGAGCGATAAATTAACAAATGAGTTTTATTTCCAGTCTGGTACTAGTACGACAAAATTATTAATCGCAAAAGACATTTTTACGCCATTTGAAATTACTGTAAAGGGCACTGGTTATGTCAATATAAACGGATCAGAGTACAATGTTACCCGCATAGATGGCAGTATAAATGGCAGGTTAACGTTGGGGCCGTATGATGGCACTAATATAAAGCAGTATTACCATACCGTAAAATATTTTAGATGCAAAATATATACAGGCGATAGACTGATGATGGATCTTGTACCGTGTAAAAATAGTGCTGGGCTGGTGGGGATGTATGATTTGGTTACGAATGCTTTCTTTTCCAGCAGAAGCAATGTTGCATTTCTTCCAGGCCCTACTGTCTACTAAGGAGGTTCCGTTAAATGTTCATCCTAACCGCCAACAAAACACAACTGACTGTCTGCCAGCGCGAGCCGCTGACCAGCGGCAGCGTCAACATCTACATAGCCCAGTTCAAATTTTCCCCGGACTGGGATGGCTTGACCCGCATAGCGGTGTTTCAGACAGACGGGGAGCCAGTCAGCGTACTTTTAAACGACAGCGGACAGTGCAGCATTCCGTGGGAGGTGCTAACATCCCACGGGCGGAAGCTAACTGCCGGAGTTTTCGGCACCCGCGATGGGGACGTAGTCCTACCCACCATTTGGGCCAGCCTGGGAACCATCCTGGAGGGGGCGGCGCCCGGCGAAGACGCCCGCCCGCCTACGCCGGACTTGTGGGAGCAGGCGCTTTCTGGCAAGGGGGACAAGCTGCATATAAACGGGTTAAACCTCAGCCTGATGAGTGGGGATAGACCGCTTTCAACGGTGCAGATCACAGGTGGCAGCGGGGTTGTGCCGGTTCCCGGCCCGCCCGGTCCGGAAGGAGCGCAAGGCCCTCAGGGGCCGCAGGGCGACCCGGGCCCTGCCGGTGCGGATGGTGAACCTGGCCCCCAGGGTCCTCCCGGCTCCCAGGGCGAGCAGGGTCCTCCCGGTCCGAAAGGGGAGGCCGGTGAGCAAGGGCCTCCTGGAATTGGTTTTCCTGCTGGCGGCACAGCTGGACAAATACCTGCAAAGGCGTCTAATATTGATTATGATGTTAAATGGGTAGATTTCCAACCTTGTGGTTCCGGGGGGTCTTCCGGAACTGTTCAATGGGAGGATATCAAAGGAAGGCCGGATTTATCTAAGGTGAGTACTTTGAGCAGCATCCTGGTCACGCTTTATGCGCTTTTATGGAGTGATAACAACGAAATAGAGATTCCTTTGTCATCTGTATCGGCGAATGAATCCGAACAAGTTATTACCCCAATCCCTACTACCTCCAGTTGGACTGCGTACTACGAAAGCGATATTATGTTGGTGGAGCAAAGTGAGGGCTCCTTGAAATTTAAAGCAAAAACTTTACCAACGGAAGATATCAAGGTATACGTCTATATTCAAAGCGTGGCTGAACTGAAGGAGGAATTCGTGGGCGTTTTCGAATGGTGGTCGCCTAAAATGACGGCTGAAAATGAACCAAGTCCGTTTGTAGTGAGCGCAAGTAATTTCTATGATTCTGGCGGCCAATCGCTTCGGCCATATTTAGCTTTCGATGGAATTCCTTCTACAAGCGGATTTGGTGACGGCGGACTCTGGTCTTCAGTTGATTATACTGTCAATGCATGGATTCAGCTTGATTCTGGTGAAAAAAGTATAGTTGATGGTCTCCGAATAAATCCAGGATATTCAATTTATGGCATATCTACTCCGCCTCGATTTTGGCTGAAAGGTTCATTGGATGGAACGGTTTGGGAGGATATTGGCGGCTGGGCTGACATATCATGGGCCGCAATGGGTAATTATTCAGACTTCATGCTCGATAAGCCGGTTTCATATCGGTTTTACAGAATAGGGGTGGACAATGTATCTGCCTCAGAGTCTTTCAATGGACGAGTATGCTTTGGTGATATCCTATTTCATAAAATGGTTACTGAGGAGAGCGCGTAATGAGTATAAACAATCCAGCAAATCCACTAAAAAAGTCTTCTTGCGAGCTAGGACCGCCACCTGAGTTTAATGGAGAGATCTATTCCAACGAGGAAGTCCGGATTGGGACGTGGGTTGACGGGAAGCCGCTATATCGGAGGGTTATAGAAATCACAACACCGTCCACTAGACGGGTATGGACCGTTTTGGCGGGATATATTGGTATTGACAGAATTGTAGGTTTTTACGGCAGTATGATTGGTGGACATAGTCCGGCTCCTTATCAAGCATATGTTTCTCCTTGTTTAAGTATTGGGACAACGTCTGATAACGAATTACAAATCTGTTTAGAGGATGAAAATTACAAGAACTTACCATCGGCTATCATCCTTGAATACACCAAAACGACCGGATAAGAAAGGAGGCTTCGACCATGCCTGAAACCTGCAACCCCAAGGACTGCCCGGTATCCGCCCGGGTGGACGCCCTGAAGGATGAGTTCAATACCTACCGGAACAATTCCTCCGTTACCCACAAGGAGATGTTCAAGCGGATCGGCGACCTGGAGAAAGCGGAATCCGCCCAGGAAAAGCACTTTGAAGCGGTCAACGAAAAGCTGGACAAGCTGCTTGAGTGGCAGGAGAACCAAAGGGAAAAGCCTGCCCGCCGTTGGGATGGCATTGTGGAAAAAGCAATCTGGGCGGTCTGTGCGGCGGTGATCGCTTTCCTGCTGGGGAAGGCGGGGCTATGAAGAGCATAACCCGCGCCCTGTTTCTGACCACCCAGCTTGCCGCGCTGGTCTGGGTGAGCGTATCATACCTCATCGCGGTGTATTCCACCATGCGCCTGGCTCAGCCCTTCCCAGTGGTGGAGCTGTCCCAACAGGCCATTACCACCATCCTCGGCGTGAACGTCCTGAAGGTGGTGGAGAACATCTTCGAGCACAATGACAGCCCAGTATTCGGGCAGACAAAAGAAAGCGGGAATACTTACGTATGAATGAAGCCATTATCAAACGCCTTGGAAACCTTCTGAGCGTCAAATCCCTTGTAACACTGGCGCTGACAGCGGTGTTTGCCGTCATGACCGTCCGGCAGGCCATCAGCCAGGATTTTATGACCATCTACGCGGTGATTATCGCGTTTTACTTCGGCACCCAGAGCCAGAAGGTGCAGGATGTTATGGAGGGCGTTGGAAAAGTAACGGAGGTAGATCATTGAAAATTATTTCAAAACTGCATGAAAAATGCGAGAAATGCCGATACGTTAATGACTGTGACGAAAAGCGCATGGTTGCCTGCGGGATGCTGGAATGGCCAGAAAAAATGTTCAATTCTGCATCTGCGGCCATGACAATGCCGGTTGCCGCCGAAATGCTTGTGAAACACGACTACCGGGATATAAAAATCAGCCCGACACAAACGGTTACCGTTGATTTGGAAGAAATGAAAAAAGACTTGGAGGAGCGCATTTACAGAGCGTTTGGTTGTCCAGGTCTTGAGTTTGGAGCGTGATATTATGGCAACGGCTAACGAACTTCTTACTATTGCCCACAAACAGCTTGGCATATGCGAAAACCCGCCCAACAGCAACAACGTCCGATACAATACCTGGTATTATGGCCGGGAAGTCGCGGGCAGCGCCTATCCCTGGTGCATGGCGTTCGTACAATGGGTTTTTGCCCAGGCTGGCGTAAAGCTGCCCATCCGGACAGCGTCCTGCGGCGCTCTGATGAACGCCGCAAAATCGGCGGGGTGCTGGGTAGTCCGGGACTTCCAGCCGGGGGATGTAGTAATCTATGACTTCCCCGGCGGCGCGGCCACAGACCATTGCGGCATTATCGAACTACCATTGCCGGACTACGGCGTCCAGGCCATTGAGGGTAATACTAGTCAGTCTGGAAGCCAGTCCAACGGCGGTATGGTCTGCCGGAAGAACAGGCCAGTGAAATACATTGTCGGGGCCGTCCGGCCTAAGTACGACCCAGAAAAGAAGGAGGATATTATGACCGGAAAAGAAATCTACGATGCGCTGAACAATTATCTTAATACGCAGAAAATCCCAGCGGGCGTACAGTCTGAGTACCAGGAAGCAGTACAGATGGGCATTACTGACGGCACAAGCCCTTGCCAACTTATCCCCCGCTGGCAGGCCGCCATCATGGCAAAACGGGCGGCGGAAAAGGCAAAGTAACCCTTGCAATTGTCGGCAAAATCCGGTAAAATACAGAAGAAAGGAGCGCATGATATGGATAACAAAAAAGAAAAGCTTCCCGTTAAAATGGAATACAACGAAATGCAGTCTATCCCGCTTGCGCTGCACGAAATGCATATGGCGCGGCATAACCGGCTCCTGCGCTGGCTTTGCATAGCCTGGGCGGCGTCCGTTGTCATTGTTACACTTGCCTTTGTGTGGCTGTGGAACCAGTATGATTACGAGAGCAGCACGGAACTTTCTGGGGTATATAACCTGGTGGATTCCGAGGGGAATGTGGTCAGTTCTGACCTTGACCCGGACGATGTAGTCCGTATCTTGCAGGAACTTGAACATGGCAAAGATCAAACGGACCCGAACTAGGACTAAGAAAAATGGCAAGAGCAAGGGTACGCGCGTCCATAAGTAACAACAGTCTCACCCGCTCTGAGTGGGGGACGGTGATCCGGGAAGCGGCCCTTGGGGCGGAAGATACCCGCATTGCGGAAATGTACCTGCTGTGCGCTGTGCCGCAGGTAGACATCGGTGCGGAAATTGGCCTGAGCCGCAGCACAGTGTCCAGGCGGCTGCCTAAGATTGTGGACAAGGTGGAGCGTACCGCGCGGAAGCTGGGGATGCTCTGATATTTTTGAACAGATTCCAGAACCGCCTATGATTGACCCCCGGGGCAATACCGCCCCGGGGGTTTCGTCATCATTCCGCCGTCCTTTCCTCACGTTCCGCGTACGCCAGCATCCTCCGCAGCGCGTCCCGGTCCCACAGCTCAACGCCCAGGGCCCGGGCAGCTAGTTTATGCTTTCAAATAACTCCTTCACAACATGATAGTTGCTTTGAGTATAGAGAGGGTCGTCGTAATGAGGGTATTTCCCGTTTCCTATCCAAAATGTATCTGCGCAGTCAAACGCAGACATGAGTTTTGTGACAGAAGTAACGTATTTGTTCATTTTCCCTTTTTCGGTTTTCATTTGAGATATTTTTGATTTTGTATCAGCCATATATCGCTCAATAAAAACAAAAACGGTTTTTTCTAACCCGTTTTCTAAGTCCTTCAAATCTTGCGATGGCTTCGGAGAAAAACTATAAATCCATTCATACTTTTTAAGTTCCAAAAGTAGATCAAACAAGAACCCTAGCCTCCCAAAAAATACTTCTGGATTTTTGGTTGTATTTATAGTATTTGCGGTCTCTCTAGCCTGCTTTAGCATCATTTTAATATTTTCTGGTGCTCCCGAAGACCTTTTGCGCGAAGAGGGCCGTTTGCGTGAGCCTTTCGTCAAGCCAACAAACGGTATCGACAGTCCGCAGGTGAAAAGCGCAAGCATCACTTTTCCTTCTGAAATCTTTTTTCTTCTTCCCATAATTCCACCTCTAGTTAATTGGCACAAAGAAAACTGTAAATTTAATACTCAAGATACCAAGAGCAAAAAGCAATATGACTATAAAAATCGCAACCAGGCATCCGTTCCCGCCAGACTGAGGCTGAGTGGGCTGTGATGATCCTGTCAGAGAACATACATCTACAGAGGTCAAAACAGCTTCAATTCCGGACAGTGTTGTGCAACACATTATGTTTGCATCACTACCAGGAGCCAGCTCTAAATTTATAGTTTTAATTTTGCATCCTATTGTACTAAAACCGATTACATGTTTTCCAGGAGAAAGTGACAATCTGGTCATTTTTCCATTATTGAGCGTGGTTGTTTTAATGCCGTCAACGTAAATTGTGAATGCGCTGCCACTGCCGGAAACACGGGACTCCCGCATGATGCCTACGCGGCAATTTGGTTGTGAGTTGTCCACTATGCATGTTTGCAGCTCAACTCCGGTCCCGACGTGAGCGACAGAATCCGGTTGGCTTGGCTTATGCGTCGGTATTGACTTCCGGACAGAACAATAACGGAGAAAGCTTATCAAGAAAGCAGTTGTAAGCATTAGAAGAAAAACCCAGTGCATTTCTCCAGCTATTGTAATGTCAAAAAGGATTCTTAAGACAAGAGCTAACGCATAAGAAATAAAAGCTCCTTTTGAGTACGAAATTTTACCAAAATCCAAAAGATTGAAAACTCCACCCATTGGTATGAAGATCATATATACCATATTCCATATTGCCAGTGAGATGTTTTCCGAATATACAAAAAGGACATAAAACCCTATTAAAGAAAAAAGAATTGCACAAACACCAAGGATTTTAGTAATCACTGTAAATCTCTCTTTTCTCCCCATAACCCCACCCCTATCTACAAAATACCACATAGTTTACAATTTGTACATACTGTACGTAATCTTTTTTAAAATTACTCTTGACTTATGTACGTAGCAATGTTAATATAGTTACGTACAAAAAAGGAGGTGAGCATGTGTCCCCAAGAACGGGACGTCCAACAAAAGACCCCAAAAACCTGCGTTTGGAGTTGCGTTTGTCGGATTTGGATGCCGAAAAACTTGATCTTTGTTGTAAGTTTTTTAACATGACAAAAGCAGAAGTCATACGGCAGGGAATAGACGAGGTCTACAAAAGGATACAAAAATAGAGTGCTGGCGGCCCTGAGAAGCTACACCAGCACTCTACAACACCAGGAGGTCACCCCACTGGATACCCCAGTATACCACGCTGGGGGCCTCCGCGCAAGAAGAAAAAGGAGGTTTTTATGAGCGAAATCGAGAAAATGAAGAGGTACATCGAGCGGACGAAGATGGACGTAAAGAATCCGCTCCAATACGCCATGAACATGAGAGAAGCCTTTGAGCTGTTGAAACAGGCGCATGGCTGCGGCGATCTTCCCATTGAGATGATTAGCCTAGCTTTCGACTATGGCAAGGCCAAAGGCTACCGTGCCGCGAAGGCGGAGAGGAGGGCGCAGGTATGACCATTACCATGACAGACGAAATGGCCCTGGCTATGAAGTACGCCGCCAGCCTGGCCCGCACCAAGTGCCCGGAGTTCGAGAATATGACCGACAGCGAAATCATATCCCATTTGATTGAGGTCGGACTGGAGGTGTCGGAATGAACGGCTTGAAGGTCCAGGACTTCCACGGCAAGCAGGTCATCGACAGCCGTGATGTGGCGCAGATGGTGGAGCGTGACCACAAGGAGTTGATGAAGAGCATACGCCTTTACTCCGGCTATTTAGGAGAGGGCGGAATCTCCCTCTCCGATTTCTTCATTGAGAGTACATATATCACAGCCCAGAATAAGGAAGCTCCTAACTTTTTGATTACCAAAAAGGGTTGTGACATGATTGCCAACAAAACCACCGGCAAGAAGGGCGTTTTGTTCACCGCCGCCTACGTCTCCGCCTTTGAGGAAATGCGGCAGGCCCTGACCGCGCCCCGGTCCCCCGCCCTCCCTGACGGCGTGACCTTCAGCAGCGCGGTAGGCTTCATGCGGCTGACGCGGCGGGTGATGCTGGACATGGGGGCCAGCCCCTTCGACGTAGGCATGATGATCCGACAGACATGTGAAGCTATTAGCTTCCCTGTGCCGCCTGCGCTGAACAAACAGATACAAGGCCAGATAGACTTGTTCGGCAGGCCTGGGTTGGAGGTGCCGCAATGAGGATTTACTATGACGGCGTTTCCTTCGAGTTCGAGCGCAGGCCCATGCCGGAGCGCCGTTTTAAGGCGCTGTGCCTGCTGGCGGCGGGCGGGCTATACGTGAAGCTGGCGGAGGTCGTGGCTACGCTGTGCGGCTTCCTGGGCTTGCTGGCCCTGCTGGTGATGACCATTGTGGTAGTTCTCGCCATAGCGGAAAACGGATTCTAATTAGAGTGAGAGGGACCGGGGGAAATCCCCGGTCTCTCTCATTTTGCACATAACTGCACATATTTGACGCATAAATGCCGCACAAGGATTTTCAAAATGCACTACAATATCCTTATTGGGAGGTGTTCCAATGGGCTACGCCTATTACAACCCGAACCCCGCTGGCCGCAGGAGCGTAGGCGACTGCACCGTCCGGGCGCTGTCGAAAGCGTTGGGGCATACATGGGAGGAGACCTATGTTGGGCTGTCCCTGGAGGGCTTCCGGCGGGGCGACCTGCCTAACGCGGATGATGTGTGGGGAGCGTACCTGAAAGCGCGCGGCTTCACCCGGCATTGGGTTCCAGACGGCTGCACGGTGGAGGAATTCGCGGAAGAGAACCCCAACGGCATATTTATCCTGTCCATGCCCGGGCGGCATGTGGTGGCCGTAGTGGACGGCGAATACTGCGACAGCTGGGACAGCGGCGGGGAGTGCCCGTCATATTACTGGACGAAGGAGAATTAACAATGGCCTATCCGACCTATCCATACCCGGGCTATCAGCCCACGCCGTACTACCCAGGCCCCGTGCCTGACCAACTGGCGCAGCTGCGGCAGAACCAGGCTATGCAGAATATGCCGCAGCCAATGCCGCAGCCAATGCCGCAGCCAGCGCCAGTGCAATACCAGCAGCCAATGTTCGCGCCGCAGCCGTTCCCATACTCGTGCGAGGTAATCTGGATTTCCAGTGAAAAGGAAGCGGAGGACTACATTGTCGCGAAAAACAGCGCCGTGGCGTTGTGGGACAGGAAAAACGCCGTGCTGTACCTGAAGGAAACGGACGCAAGCGGGCAGCCACACATGGACATATACGACCTCTCCCGCCGTGGAGATGAGCAAGCGGCTCCCTCCCAAAAACTGCCGCAAATCGACTTGAGCGGCTATGTTACTTGGGATAAGCTGGAGGATTACCTCTCCGAACGGCTTAAAAAGCCCGCCAGGGCCGCTAAACAAAAGGAGGACGAACAGCAATGAACAGAAACATGATGCAGGCTTTCCAGCAGTTCATGCAGCAGAACCAGGGGAAGAACCCCAATGAAATGATACAGCAGATGCTTTCCTCGGGGAAGCTAAACCAGCAGCAGCTCAACCAGGCCCAGCAAATGGCGAAGCAGATGGAAGGGCCTTTGAGCGGTATGAAATCCATGTTTGGGTTTTAATTTGTGCATACAGTCTGGCCAGACTTTGCAAAAATACATCAACAAAGGAGAACAAAATATGTCTCTTAGTAGCGATAACGGCGGCATTCCCGCCGTCATGAATGTAACGCCCACCAGCCCCGCCGGAAACGGAAGCTATAGCGGTGGATGGGGCGGCGATTGGGGCGCGTGGATCATCCTGTTCCTCATTTTCGGTATGTTTGGCTGGGGCGGCATGGGCGGCTTTGGCGGTTTCGGCGGTTTTGGCTGCATGGGCGGGGGCTATCCCGTAGAATCCATCCTTCAGCGGAGCCTGGACACGCAGACCATCATCGGGAAGCTGGATGGCGTTACCCAGGGCTTGTGTGACGGCTTCTACGCCCAGAGCAACGCCCTCAACAGCCTGGGCATGAACATGATGCAGGGTTTCCACGGAGTAGACAACGCCGTCTGCAACCTGGGCTACCAGACCCAGCAGGGATTCAGCGCCACCCAGATGGCCATGATGCAGGGCAACAACGCACTCCAGGCGCAGCTTGCCCAGTGCTGCTGCGACAACCGGGCGGGCCTGGCCGACCTGAAATATCAGATGGCCACTGACGCCTGCGCCGTGACCAACACCATCCAGAACACCACCCGGGACGTAATTGACAACCAGAACGCCAACAGCCGCGCCATCCTGGACGCGCTGAACCAGAACTACATCCGCACGCTGGAGAGCGAGAACCAGTCCCTCAAGCTGTCCGCTTCCCAGCAGGCGCAGAACGCGGTTCTGATGGCCGCTATGGACGCCAACAAGGCGGACATCCTGCGCCGGACCGGCGCGGAGTGTCCCACCCCCGCCTATGTGGTCCAGCCCCCCACGCCCGTGAATTTCCCCACCAACTGCTGCGGGCAGTTCAATGGCTGGAACAACGGCGGCTGCGGGCAGGGCTGCGGCTGCTGATTTCCCCGGAATAACGGGTGATTATTTCGGGGGCGGCGGTCTGCCGCCCCCTTGATCTTTGGAGGTATATTATGGCTTGTAAGTCTGTCTGCAAGCTCTGTGACTATCTGGTAATCTCCCAGGCGGTCACCTTTACCGGCGGGAACCTGGTGATCAACCTGCCCGCCGGGAACTACAACAACCGAGAAAAATACTGCATCGTAGTGGCCCAGGCTATCCCTGCCGCCACGACCATCAACGCCCCGGTAGTAGTCACCATCGGGACTGGCACACAAACATATCCGGTGACTAACCGGTGCTGTGCACAGTTAACGGCCTGCGCCATCCGGACGAGGACGCGGTATTCCACCGTGGTATCCACCAGCGGTACTGGCGGAACGTTCAAGCTTCTGGGCAGCGCGTGCCCCTGCCCCGCCAATAATCTGCCCAGCATCAACGGGACAGCGCCCGCCGCTCCCGCTGCCCCTGGCGCGTGAAAGGAGAAATCAACATGGAAAAACTCTACAATTTGAAAGACAAACTCTGCGAGGAACTGGAGGAACTGGCCCGGAAGCCTGATATGGGGCTTGGGGACCTGGAACTAATCCACAAACTCTCTGACACCATCAAGAACATCAGCAAGATCGAGATGCTGGAGGAGGATGGCGGCTACAGCCAGGAGGACGGCAGGGACGGCGGCGGTTATGGCTGGGGCGGCGTCTATTCCCAGAGACGCGGCGGCCGGCACGGCGGCAGAAATATCCGCCGGGACAGCATGGGCCGCTACAGCCGGGAAGATGGCCGCAGCGAAATGATGGCGCATATCGAAGCCGCTCTGGACGCTGCGGATGATAAGGACCGGGAAGCCATTAAACGGTTTATGCGTCAGTTGGAAAACGCCTGATAGGAGGTGCCGCCCATGACAAAGCCTAATCTAAAGGAAATAGAATGGGCGATTGCCGGTCTGGAAGAGCAGGACACTTCTGAAAGCCGGTATATCCTTCTGGCCGCCCTGCATATCTGCCGGGATCATATGTTGGAGCGTACTGCTGCCCAACCGCAGCTTGCCGCTTACGCCGAAATGGGGGCGCCCATGCCGGAGCCAGCAGCCCGGTACGGCAACAGCGATTTCCTGCAAGCGGTTTCCGGCAAGGATACCGCCGCAGTGTGGTCCGTCATGGACGAACATATGGATACGCTAAGGGTCGTCAACCCAAGGATGTATGAGAGTGTTATGCGGAAGCTTGGAAAGCTTTAGGCGAAATATGGAATTGCTCAATTTATCTTATCCCTTTGGTTTCGATAAATTGAGCAATCCTTTTTTGGAAAAAAAATTAAAGGTTCAAATCGAAGTCAATTCTTCTGTCTGGGTAAATCGTAATTTCCTTTATCAATATTCTCCAAAATTCCTGCTTTTCACTCTTTGATATATCAGCGTAATCACTTTCCCATCCGGTTTGCAGAACCTCTTGTATTTTTGAAAGATCAATCGTTTTGGCGGGGCGTTCTTTTTCCAGCAAATCTTCCAATCTTGCGTTTAAGGCTGAGTTTTGCTCTTTGCACTCTTCTAGCGAAATAATGTCGTTGATATAGAGTTCTTTTACCCGGGATATCTTGGCGCGTATGGAAGCGATTTCCGGCTTATAGCTTTTTTCTTTATGCGATCCATTTAACCGCCTTGACGTTATCGCATATTCCTCCGCCTTTGCTTTTACCATATCCAAAAGATATCGCTCAATCTTTTTCTCGGTAATGCACACTTTATTCATGCATCCTGATTTTTCGATATGGTGCGCACGGCATTTGCAGACGGGGGACGCATTTCCTCTTGCGGGGGAAAACGTCATCCGTTTCCCGCATTCTCCGCAAAACGTGAGACCTGAAAAGATATAAACTCTGTTTCCTTTTGTTTTCCTGACAATTTTCATACGCGTTTCCTGTATTTTGTCAAACTGTTCCCTTGTGATATACGCCGGGCACATCCCCTCCATCCCGTGTGTACAGCCAAAATACGCCGCGTTTTGCAGCATTTTGCTGACGCGCTGGTATAGCATCCTGACTTCATATTTCTCTAAAATAAACCGCTGTGTTTCGGAAATCGAACCGCAGGCCATATATTTTTGGAAAACATCGCTGACCAATTCCTCTGTTTTCGGGTCCTTGACGATCTTCTTGCCGGAAATGATGTAGCCAATGGGCAGCCGTCCGGATACTGGCTCCAGCTTTTCTCTTTTCCGCTCAAACACCGCCTTGATTCGTTCGCTGGTACGGTCGGCTTCGTCCTGGGCAACGGAAAGCATGATGTTGATTTTCAGCCTGCCAGACGCGGTGGAGGTGTCGTAATCCTCCTGGATGGTTTTCCAGTCTACATGGTGGGCTTCCAGGACTTCCTGCACCTTGTAATACTCCGCGATGTTGCGGAACCAGCGGTCCAGCTTGGTGAACACAATCAAATCGCCGCGCTTCTCCCGCACATCCGAAAGAAGCCGCTGCAACTCCGGGCGCTTGGAAGCGGGCTTTCGCGCGGAGATGCCGGCATCCACATAGACGTCCACCAGCTTGTGCCCGTTCGCCCGCGCCCAATTCTGTACGGCTGCCGTCTGCGCTTCTATGGAAAGACCGTGAATGGCCTGCTCCTCCGTGCTGACGCGAACGTACCCTAGTATGGATTTCAATGGACATCCCTCCTCATATTCTTTGTAATGAGAGGGCAGTGCGTCCGGCTGGACTTCTGCCCTCTTTGCCGCCCCCGGCACATCGGGGGCGGGTGGTCATTCAAAATAGCTCTCATCGCACACGCCCAGCACAAGGCCTTGGCATCGGATATCATCCGTAAAGGGCCGTGGAGCATAATCCGGGTTGTGAGAGATCAGTTCTTCACTACCTAATTCCTTTATCCACAACTGGCCATCCATAAGAAACGCGCCGATCTGCCCTTGCCGAAGGTCAACGGTGGCATGGATAAATACCAGATCGCCGTTGTAGTAGGTAGGTTCCATACTGTTTCCACTGACGCAGGCGATAAACGAAGTCCCCCGCGGCGGACGCTTTTTCAACAGAAAATCCTCCGGGTATTCCTGTGCGGCTATCTCCCCCGTCCCGGCGCTCATAGGAAGGAAATACAAGGGGATCGAATACACGTCCTCCGGAGCAATCTCCTCCGCTACCTCAAGTTGCTCCCGCTGTTCCCGCAGGATGGCGGCTTGCTTGTCCCGCTCCTCCTGACACCGCCGGGATTCCACATCCAGAACGCCGTCCACCGCTTCCTTCCCGTATGGGTCGAGAAGGCGGTATTTTTTTATGTGTTCGCGCTCTGAGATGGAAATCACGTCCGAAATCTCGGGCACATCCCCAAAATATGAAAAGACATCGGATACTCCATAGAAGCGGCACATTTCAATAAAAGTGTCAATGGTCGGCTGGCTGTGCCCCCTCTCCCATCCATATATAGTTTGTGTTGCAGCTTTTAATCCAATTGACTGCAAGTATTTAGACACCTCTGGGACTGTTTTTCCTGCCTTAATTCGCATTTCCCGCAGTTTATCCCATGTTTTATCCTCTACCATACGAACACCTCCCTTGCTATCACAATTAGATAATAAACCATCTATAATAATATGTCAATAATTTTTATTCAAAACGAAGAAAAAGCTATTGACATTCTTCAAAATGAATGTTACTATAACTACGATGATTCAAATTGAAGAATCGTTTTGACTACGGCAGGAAAGAAAACCGCCCCGCGCTTGTGACACGGGGCGGCGGTGGGTTACCGGGGACTATGCCGCCGGTGGCGTTTGACTGATCCACTCTTTCGCTTGTAACCCTTAACCCTAACAGTCATGGGAGACTTACGCTTCGGTTTGCAAGTACACGCCATAGGCTCACCTCCTTTCGCGCCGTTCAAAAGTATGGTGAACCTAAACCCGATTTTATTTTAGCAAAAATTCCCGCCGCAGTCAATAAAAAATCATCATCCACGGAAGGAGGTCAGAACATTGGCAGATATAGCAACAAACAATATTGCTGATTACATCAAGAGGATTGGCATCAACATTTCTGCCCTTTCCCGCAACTCTGGTGTTTCAGACAATGTCTTGCGGCGAAGCATTGTAAACAAGGAGCGGAGCTTGCGCTTTGCCGAGGCTATGGCAATCTGCAGCGTCTTGGGCAAAAGCCCCCTCGACTTCTACCCGGAGAACGGGCGGGGTGGCATGGACGCCCAGGATTCGGCGTGAGGGGAGGAATTTCCTATTGCCGTGACAAAGCATCATTTTGGGAGGAAAGTATGAAAAAATATAAATTTACTG